GAAGCGGATCCAGCGGAAGGACGCCGTGAAGCCGGTGGAAACGCCGGAAGGCGAATACAGCGCGGCGGACGCGATGGAAGGGATGCAGGACGCAGCGGACGAGTTCTTCGGGAAGTGCGAGGACATGGGCATCCGGACGGAAGGAAGGCCGAAGATCACGAAGCCGGTCAACTATGACGGCTACGACGTGACCGCGATCCGGCACCCGGCGCTGGGAGAGTTCTACTATGACCGGAAGTTCAACAGCATCGACTGGCGGACGGAAGAAGGCGACGAGGTCAGCATGGCGCCGGCAATGTGGAGAGAGCTGACGGAGCAGCTGTCGAAGATCATGGAGATCCTGGGGGTGGAACTGTGAGCGAGGCGAAAGAGATCCGGCACATCAGGCCGCTGAACCCGCGGATCGCGTTCAGCCACGAGTACGACAGCAGCGACTACCCGGACATCATCAAAATCCCGATGGAGGACGGCAAGGTAATCACGTACCGCCGGGAGATCCGGCAGCCGGAGCCCAGGGTGACGAAGGCCATCGACCTGATCCGGATCATGCGGGAGAACACCTACGGCGGCCAGGGATACCTGGCGAAACACGCAAAAAAATGACCGGCGATGCTGCAACATCGACCGGCCGGAGAACAAAAGAATCCGTGCTTATTGTAGCACAGAAGGAGAGGAAAAACAAATATGAGAGCACTGTATGACATCGACCAGGCGATTCTGGACTGCGTCGACCCGGAGACGGGCGAGATCCTTGACCCGGAGAAACTGGACGCGCTGCAGATGGAGCGGGAGCGGAAGCTGGAAGGCGTGGCCCTGTGGGTCAAGGACCTGAACTATGAGGCGCAGATGGTGAAGGAAGAGGCCGACAGGCTGACGGCCCGGAAGCGGGCACTGGACAACAAGATCTCCGCGCTGAAGATGTGGCTGCTGATGGCGCTGGACGGCGGGAAGCTGAAGACGCCGCGGTGCAACGTATACCAGACGCACAGCCAGCGGCTGAGCGTGGTGGACGAGACGGAACTGGTGAAGTTCCTGCAGACGCTGGAGAAGCCGGAGCGGTTTCTGAAGTTCCGGGAGCCGGAGCTGAAGAAGGATGACATCAAAAAGGCGCTAAAGGACGGGACAATCATCCCGGGCGCGGCGCTGGAGACGACGGAAAGCGTGGTGATCAAATGAACATTACCAGAGGAAGGCAGAAGACGGCGATCCGGGTCGGGATCTACGGGACGGAGGGCGTCGGGAAGACCACCTTTGCGAGCCGGTTCCCTGGCGCTGTGTTCATCGATACGGAGGGCGGCACGAAGCACATGGACGTGGCGCGGTTCGACCAGCCGGCGGAGCTCGGGGACGTGATCGACCAGATCAACTACGTGATCAGCAACCCGGAGAAGATCGGCACGCTGGTCATCGACACGGCGGACTCCCTGGAGAAGCTGATCTTTCAGAGCGTGTGCGTGGAGAAGAAGATCCAGAACATCGAGGACATCGGATACGGCAAAGGCTACATCTACGCGAAGCAGAAGATGCAGCAGATCCTCGAGATGCTGGACCAGGTCATCGCCCGGGGTGTGCACGTCGTGATCGTCTGCCACAGCATGATCCGGAAGTTCGAGCTGCCGGACGAGATGGGCAGCTATGACCGGTATATGCTGAAGCTGAACGAAAAGAACATCAGCCCGCTGATTCGGGAATGGGTGGATATGCTCCTGTTCGCCAACTACAAGACGGACGTCGTCACGGATTCGGACGGAAAGACGAAGAAGGGCAAGGGCGGCCAGAAGCGGATCATGTACGCGAACCACAGCGCCTGCTGGGACGCGAAAAACCGCTTCGGCCTGCCGGACGAGATGCCCTTCGAGTACGGCCAGATCGCTCACCTGTTCGGCGAGGCCGCGCCGGTTGACGCGGTGCACGAAGATGAAAAACCGGCGCCTGAACCTGAGGTCACGGTGGCCACGGTCAGCAAGGTGCCGGCGAAGAAGCAGAAGAAGCAGGCGATCAGCACCGACCGGCCGGAAAGCATGAAGAGCGACGATCCGGAGAAGGACCGGCTGCTGGACCGGCTGTGGACGAAGATGATCGCCCACGAGGTCTACGATCCGCTGATCCTGCAGGCAGTGGTCAGCGAGAAGGAATACTACGACATCGCGGTGCCGATCCGCGACTATGACCGGGAATTCATCAGCGACGTGCTGATCGAAGCATGGGACCAGGTCAACAGCCTGTGCCAGAGCAAAATTCATGATTTACCCTTCTAAGGGAGAAAGCGAGGAATACTTATATGGCGAACGAGAATCTGAAAACCTACGACTGGGACGACGAGGTGGAGCTGAGCGAGGACCAGGAGCGCGGCGGGCAGGAGACGGTGATCCTGCCGGACGGGAAGTATCCCTTCGAGGTGATCAAGGTCGAGAAGCAGTGGTACGACGGCGGGAAAAAGATCCCGGCCTGCAACATGGCGAAGGTGTTCCTGCGGATCGACGGCGGGGAGCTGGGCACCGGATTCGTGGCGGAGAACATCTACCTGGCCGAGGGTTTCGAGTGGAAGGCCGGCGCGTTCCTGCGGGCCATCGGCGTCCGCAGCCACGGCGACAAGCTGGAGTTCCGGAAGCTGCTGCACTGCGACGGCGAGAAGGGCCGCTGCGAGATCTACGTGGACGAGTACGACCGGAAGGACGGCAACGGCAAGGGCCAGAGCAACAAGCTGAAGCGGTTCTTCGACAAGGAAGAGGAGGCCCCGAAGAAGGCGTTCAAGAAGGGGGCGTTCTGATGGATGTAGGAGATGCTATCCGTGAATTCATACTGAGAGAGCAAGAGGGAAAAATCTGCCCGTTCAGGGGTGCTGTCGGAAGCAAGTGCGTCGAGGAACAGTGCGCTATGTGGTACAAGATGAAAAACAACAGCGGAGAAGACGTATCAAAATGCGGCTTCCTGATGGCTGCGAACGCACTGACACATCTTGCGACCGTAGGGATGGATGTGTTCCCGGGATGATGGATATTAATGAAGCCAGGGAGATGCTGCGGCATATCCCGTGCGCTTCCCTGAATTACCAGGAATGGACGAACATCGGGGCGGCCCTCCACCACGAGGGCCTGCCCTGCTCCCTCTGGGAGGAATGGAGCGCTTCCGATCCGAGCCGGTACCACGCCGGCGAGTGCGAGAAGAAGTGGCGGACCTTCGGCAACTATGCCGGCACGGACGTCACGATGGGCACGGTGTACCACATGGCCGTGGAGTACGGATGGGACCCGGTGGCCGGGAAGAAAACCTACGGATGGGACGACGTGATCACCTACGACGGCGAGCCGATCGATACCAGCGGATGGCAGCGGGAGGACACAAAACCGCTGACACCGCCGCCGACAAAGGACAGCTTCAGCCCTGCGAAAGAGGCCAGCGACTACATCAGCGCACTGTTTGAGCCGGAGGAAAAGGTCTGCTACATCACGACGGCCTACCAGGACGAGGACGGCAAGTACAAGCCCTACGGCAAGACATCCAGCCGGACTGCGAAGCAGCTGCTGGACAGTATCAAGAAGCACCCGGACGATATCACGCTGACCTTCGGCGACTATACCGACGCGGCCGGCGTATGGATCTGCTTCAACCCGATGGACGGAGAAGGCCGGAGCAACAAGAACGTTACCAGTTACCGGTACGCGCTGGTGGAGAGCGACACCCAGGACATCGACACGCAGTACCAGATCATCCAGGACCTGCGGCTGCCGGTGAAGATGCTGGTGCATTCCGGCGGGAAAAGCCTGCACGCGATCGTGAACATCGGCGCGGTGGATTACAAGCAGTACCAGGAGCGGGTGGATTTCCTGTACACCGTCTGCCGGAAACACGGCCTCGTGGTGGACACCCAGGACAAGAACCCCAGCCGCCTGAGCCGGTTCCCCGGGTTCCGGCGCGGAGAAAAGCTGCAGTACATCGTAGACCGGAACATGGGCCTGAGCGACTTCGTGGAGTGGCAGCACTACATCGAGGACGAGATGGTCGAGCCGCTGCAGGTGCAGAACCTGGCGGAGATCTGGGACGATATGCCGCCGATCAAGCCGGAGCTGATCGAAGGGATCCTGCGGCAAGGCCACAAGATGCTGCTGGTTTCATCCTCGAAAGCGGGCAAAACTTTCGCGTTAGTGGAGCTGGCGATCTGCATCGCGGAGGGCCGGCGGTGGCTGGGCTTCCGGTGCAAACAGGGGCCGGTGCTGTACCTGAACATGGAACTGGACGAGGCCAGCTTCGACGACCGGATGCGGAAAGTTTACGAAAAGATGGAACTGGCAAACCCGCACCGGGAGAACATCGACATCGTGCACCTGCGCGGGAAGGTTGAGGTGCTGGACAAACTGATCCCGCAGATCACCCGGACCATGAAGGCGAAGGAATACGCGGCGGTGATCCTGGACCCGACCTATAAACTGGGCATCGGCGACGAGAACGCCGCGGAGGCCGTGATCAGGTTTACAAACGCCATCGACCGGATCGCGAACGCGGGGGCCAGCGTGATCTACGCGCACCATCACAGCAAAGGAGCCCAGGGCGCGAAGGCGAGCATGGACAGGGCCAGCGGGTCCGGCGTGTTTGCCAGGGACGCCGACGCGTTGTTGGACGTGATCGAGTTGCGGATCCCGAAGGAACGGATGGAGGAAGTGAAGGCCGAGTACGGCGAGAAGGTGACCGCGTGGCGCATGGAAGCGACCCTCCGCGAATTCCCGCGGATTGAACCGGTGAATCTGTTCTTCAGTTATCCGCTGCATGAGATTGACGCCGCGGGGATCCTGAGCGAGGCGAACCTGGAAGAGAACGAACGAAGCATGGAAAACGGCCGGGAGATGGGCAGCCTGGCACGGTCCGCGAAGAAGGCGGACATGAAGGCGAAGCTCTACGAGGCCGTGGACAGGGACATCGAATTCGACGGAAAACGGAAAACGTACAGGCAGTACGCCGATGAATTCGGAGTCTCCGAGAAGACAATCAAGAGGTACATGAGCGAGTGGGAAGAGGACATTTGAGAAGGGGACAAAAAGGGACAATCCAGTTTATATAGAGAAATGTCCTGTCCCTTACAGGAATGTCCTGCGGAACAGGGACAGGGTCGAAGATCTCCCTGTCCACTGTCCGCGCTTAGGACATTGAAAGGAGTGACCCGATGAGATTCAAGCTGAAGATGATCCCGCCGACGGCCACCGCCCAGCAGAAGGGCGAGCGGGTTGTCGGGGGATATATCCACCACTACAAGAAGAAGAACGTCGCCGCGGCGGAGGCCATCCTCCGGGACGCGCTGCTGCCGTACGTGCCGGAGGCGCCGATTGCGGACAGGCCGATCTATTTCGGAGCGATCTGGGAGTTCCCGTATCCGAAGAGTGCAAAGAAACATCAGCCGGGCAAGTTCAGACAAAAGTTCACACGTCCGGACACGGACAACCTGAACAAGCTGCTGAAGGATGTCATGACGGATATGGGATTCTGGAAGGATGATGCACTGATCAGTGTAGAGTTCATTGAAAAGGTTTACAGCGATGAGCCCGGCATCCTGATCCTTATAACAGACCTAAAGCCAGATTTTGACGAGTTGGCGTGGGAGGAAGACCTTAATGACAAAGGTGAAGCCATTTATTAAGTGCATCGACTGCTGGCCCGGACCGATTCCGCAGGAGAAGCTGGACGCGTACAGGCAGCTGATCGACGAGGGCCAGATCCGGAAGCACCATGTGGTCTATAACCGGAGCACCGGCAGGACGATCGTCGAATACTACACGATCGCGCCGCATGAGTGGATCCGGGAAGAGCTGAAGAAAAGGAGTGCAACATGAGAACACCTTACTCGCTGCCGGAGAAGGACTGCGAGCGGCTGAAGCGGACCGAGATGATCGGGATGCGGATGTTGCTGGCGCACCTGTCCTCCGCGGCATATTTCCAGGAAGACCTGAAGGACCGGCTGGAGTGCATCCCGGACGGAAACCGGCGGCTCCGGCTCGCGATCGGCGGGCTGCGGGCCGTATGCGATGACCTGATCGGGACGATCACCCGGGCCCAGGCAAAGCAGATCTACGGGACGATGAAGGATTACGACCTCCGGCTGGTGCCGAAGATGACGCCGGGCTCGGTGAATATCATCCTTACGAAAGAACAGGGAAAGGACCTGATGGACTTAGCCAGGGAAAAATGCACCGGATGCGTCGAGGACGGGGAGAGCTGCCGGGAGTGCCGGCTGTACCAGATCCTCGAGAGCACGACGCCGATGGACGATTACGGGGACGGGCTGATCTGCCCGTACTCGCTGGCGGTATGGAAGGAGTGAGAGCATGGGAAAGTCGAGGCTTGTATGCAACCTGGGAATGGCGGACTTCTTCACGCTTCCGGACAGCGCGGAAGTCTGGCGGAAAAAGGGGACAGAACCGATTCGTATTGTTGATGCATCCGGGGATTATGTGAAACGCTATAAGGCGTATGAATGCGAATCCCTGTATGACAGCAGCCAGACGGTCCGGCTCCCGGGGAACCAGCGGGTCGATCTTGTTGATCAGTAACAGGAGGCGGACGCATGAGGCTGAAGGACCTGAGCCGGGCGGAGCGCCGGGAACTGAACCGGATCGTCCGGAAACAGAGGCGGCAGAAACGTAAGCGGAAGGCAATATCCCACACAACTTGTGTTGGGCAACGCAGTAAAACGTTGAAAACGTGTTGAATGCGTTAAACGTAACAATATAGTTATTAAGGGAAGGTGAAAGAGTGGAAGAGTTAGAGAAGATTATCAATGAATTGAACTGCCTTCCGACAACTGTGTACTGTGGCTTTTATCAATTACGAATGACACACAGTCTTCGTGATGAGGTGGTTAAACTACTGAAAGAACAACAGGAACAGATTGAGAAGTTGGAAGAAACAAATGCGTATTATGAAAACGAAATGTTTAATAATCAATAGGAACAGTTGCAACAACCACAACGCAAAACCAACGCACAAAAATCTGCGTTGGATGTGCGTTGGTTTGCGTTGAAGAAAGGTCGGTGAAGTGGGAATGAGTTGGCAACAGATAGTGATGATTGTTTGGCTCGCAATATGCGTAGGAATCGGATTAGTACAACACGGCAAGCCAAAGCAAGGTTATTACAACGTATTGACAGACCTGCTATCTGCGGCATTGCTGGCATACATACTGTGGTCAGGCGGTTTTTGGAATTAGCATACGATAACTTCGCAATAGGAGCAATTTAGCGAAGAATCGGATGGAGGGATGATATGACAGACAGGGAGCGCGTCGTGAACAGGCTGAACAAGCTGATTAAAGCGGCGCACAATGAAAACTATGATTTTGTGTACATCCCGGTCGGCACCGCGAAACTGATCGTGAAGCTGCTGGACAATATGCCGATCGTCCTGCAGAAAGGCGACCGGATCTTGATCCCGGAGAGAGGGGGAATGGACATTGAGCGAAGGAGCACTTGAACGGCTGAAGCAGCTCCGGGATGCCTGTATCCTGCGGCAGGCAACCTGGGCGAACAATCCGTTGATCGAGTGCGGAGACTTCACCTACGGCCAGCCGATCGTTCACCAGTGGGACAGGACAACCAGGCTGAAGATCGGGAAGTTCTGCAGCATCGGCGGGAACGTTCAGATCCTGCTCGGAGGCGAGCACCACACGGAATGGCTGACCACGTATCCGTTCGATGTGCTGCTGTGTGACGGCGTTGCGAAGAGCAAAGGCAACGTGATCATCGGGAACGACGTATGGATCGGAGACGATGTGATGATCCTGAGCGGCGTACAGATCGGAGATGGAGCCGTGATTGGTGCTCGGTCTATTGTCACGAGGAATGTGAAGTCTTACGAGATCGTAGGAGGCAATCCGGCTGAGCATATACGTTTTCGGTTTGGGAGCCCGCATGAAGCAGTACGTGTATGGAGTACAGAGTGGTGGAACTGGTCGATCGAGAGGATCGCGGAGGCGCTGCCGATCCTGAGCTCCGGAGACATTGACGCACTGGAGGAATTCAGCCATGATTGACTGCAAAAACTACGTGATTACGCATCGGAAATGGCCGATTGTCCAGGATGATTTCTATACGGCGCTGTGCGTAGGAGGGCTGCGCGTTCCTGGGATGCTGTGCGAACTGGACGGGGAGAACCTTAGCAAATACAACGACCGTATAAACGAAGCGACCGGCCTGTACTGGATATGGAAGAACACGGACAGCGAGTACGTCGGCCTGAGCCATTACCGGAGATATTTCAATAATCAAGGGAGCCGGCTGGACAGGACAGGCGTCAAGAACATCCTGGTCGATTATGGGTACGACATCATCCTGGCGCCGATCCGGCTCACGTGGCCTGTGTATGAAAATATTCGGATGGCCGTGGACAATGATCTGAGTGTTGTCGCGTCCCATGTTTTCCTGCATAAGATCCGGGAGACGCATCCGGAATACGAGGTACCGTTTCAGAAGGTGCTGCACGGGGACCGGATGTACGTCTGCAATATGTTCGTTACAAGGAGGGAAATCCTTAATAAGTATTGCGAGTGGCTGTTCTCTTTCCTGACGGACGCGACAGATCTGATCGACGTGGAATACGAGTACGGGTTCCGGAGAAGGACGGCCGGGTATATGGCGGAGATCATGTGGACGGTGTGGATGGAAAAGCAGAACCTTAGAGTGTATGAGATGCCGGTGGAGGTGGTCAGATGAGCGAACCGTTTTTCAGCGTGATCGTGCCGGCACATAATAGCCAGAGATATGTCGGCGCGTGTCTGTGGTCAGTTAAACGTCAGACGTTCAAAGATTTTGAGCTGATCGTTGTGTGCGATAATTGCCAGGACAAAACTGCGAAAATGGCAAAGCACTATGGCGCGGACAAGATCATCGAAACAGATTACGGCATGGACGGGCTTGCCAGAAACGCCGGCATCGAAGCAGCGGAAGGCGAGTGGATCATGTTCCTGGATGACGATGACTGGTGGATTCATGAGTACGTGCTGGAAATGGCGAAAAAGACGATCGACGGCATCCTGTTTCCTGTTGACATGCTGCTGTTCGATTTCATCTGGAAGGACGCGCCTCCGCACAAGACGCCGTACTATGTGCAGGACATTGACAATGTGAACATTGCCGTATGGAGCAAGGCGTTCCGGCGGGACTTCATCGGAGACACGCGCTTCCCGGCGATCCCGTTCACCAGCGACAAGCCGTTCATGGATGAGCTGATCAAGAAACAGCCGGTCGCGTATCCGACGCACCAGCTAATCTACTATTACAACTACATGAGGAAGGGAAGCCAGACGGAAGAACACGAGAGGGGAGGCGGTGACGGATGACAAGAGAGCAGGAGATCCTGACGGATTACCGGCTGATCGTGATGGAGATTGAAACGCTGGAGCGACAATCTAAGTTCCTGAACAAGTACATCGGAGGGCCGCGGCCGGTCAGATCTCCGCAGCTGACGGGGATGCCAAGAGGAACCAATAACCCGGAGGCGGCAATGATGCAGCAGAAGGACGATGATCCGATCTATCACATCGAAGAACTAAGCAACGATCTGAGGGAGATGATGATGGAGTTCGAGGACATCGTGAACAGGATCAAGGACCGCCGACTGTTCATCATCGTCCGCAACTACTACGCGCTCGGATGGACGGATGAGAGGATCGCCGAGAGCATGGAGCTGTCCAGGCAAACAGTGCAGAAGATTCGCTCAGATTATTTCAATTCGTTGGCGTGATTTGCTTGAATTAGCACTACACATGGACATAATAGTAAGATGAAATACGTCCGCAGGGACGTCACGCACGGGCGCACGGTGATGGACATGACACCGTGCGCTTCTCTTTGTTCTCGTTATTGCGGGGCCGGCGGGGTTTTCTCCTTTCCCTGCCTGGGGGTCGCACTCATGATACGGCGAGGTGGGTCCAGAGTGCATCATGATGCTCAGATTGAAGCGTTCTACACTTCCAGCGCATGGAGGAAGAGCAGGGCATCATTCCTTAGTGAGAAAGGCGGGCTGTG